CTGGCCGGTATCTTCTTACCCTCTTTAGGTATGATATGTGTAGTAGGGTTAATAGAATCGTCTTCCCAATTACTTTTCTGGGCCCCTTCTTCTATTCCTGATAATTTAGTTTCATCAGCGTCTGTAAAAGCGTTTGTATTTGAATTGGATTCATACTTAGACTTAATCACTTCTACAGAATCACCATATACGTGAACAAATTCCCAATTTTCTGCACCTGTATCTCCAATCCCTCCAGTGAAAACATAAACTACCTTGTTTCCATCCTCATCTATTGCAATTACTTTATCCCTTGCACTTAAAACAAAAGTGTTTACAATGTCTCCTCCGACTAAAGCATCTCTTTCTGCTAAAGAATCAAACTGACCGATAATACCTTCGGCTGCTAATTCTACACTAGCTTCTGTTTCGTTTAGTCGTTGGTTTAGCGCCTGAACTATCAAATCGACATCTTCTGCTGTATAATAACTTTCAAGCGTTTCAGATAACTTCTGATTAACAAAATTTTCATTTGATTGAGCGGTTGTAAAACTTGCTTTTAATTGCCCGTAATTTAATAATTGGGAATCTTGGGCTGAAGCTACGTCATCGGCTAATAAGTTAGCGTAAAGCATTTGATCGAGCAATGCCCGTAGAGTTGTATACTCAGTGCCGGCTATTGTTTTACTTAACTCGACATCACTCGCAGAGTGAGGATGGTTAGGAAGTATACCATTTACAAGATCTTTAAGTGCCTGGGGCTTTCCGCTTAAAGAGGCCCATGTCACTATATATTCAACAGCTCGATTAAAATGTACAAATTTATTTAAGGAAGCATCATAGATGGCCCAATCGTTATTATTTAATGTTTTAGTATCACCTCCAAATAAAGAAGGTTCAGTAACTTCAGTAGTAGCTAATGCTTCTACTACATAGTAATCTCCAGCTTTGTTTTCAGAATCCTCGTCAGTAATAGAAATATCACTGGCTTCAAGAATACCCTTGAATTTTAATCCTCCCGGTAGATCTCCTTGACCAGATACGTTCCACGCAGTCCAATCAGATTCTTGTGTACCTACCTCTCCAGAGGGAACTGAAGTTAAATAATAAAAAGCAGGTCTACCCTCTCCATCATTATCTACTACAAAGCAAGCTGAATAATCTTTTAGTAAATACTCCTTAGGGATAGAAAGCATCTCCTCATGGTGCCTTACTACTTTTACGCCCCCGTGGAGGTCATTGTTGACTCCCATGACAGTCTTATCAGACGGGTTGTTTTTTACAAAACCAGCCGTCATTTTCAGTAAGCCTTTAGGATATGTATAGTTATTCATCTATGCTTATTTAATTTGTGCTGTTGAATTCCCTGCAGTAGCTCCGTAAGTGACATATGCATTATACACAATACCGTTACGCTCCATAGTAGTTTCTACTATTGTGCCTCCATCACCGCCATTCATATTGAAGGAATGATCGATATTAGGAGCATTTACATTAACTACATTGATCCCAGACTGATCTATCTCTTGCGGAACAAGTAATATACTATGCTGACTCCCTACTGGAGAAAAAGTAACTGTATGTTGCCTTGAATTAGAGTGAATAGATTTTAATCCACTTACTTGATCAAAGTCAGATACATCTCTATTATTCACTGTTCCGTAATAAATCCGATGTGTATAGACAGCTTCTAAAGTTCTTGTATTAATTGAATTCCCTTGAGAATCTTTACCAGTGATGTTAAAAGAAACCTTCTTAATTTTATTAAATGTAATAGGACTAGGACTGGAAATAGTAAGGGAATTTGTAATTTTAGGATTATCTACTTCTCCTGTATTATCCCAAATACCTTCAGAAACACTAATCTCTAGTGAGTTGATATTCTCTTTATTTTCCATAGACCATTTTAAATTTAAGCTTCCTTGGATAGAAGTACCCATATCTAACTTACCTATGAATGGACTTGTACTAGTAAAACTTACTAATCTTGCAGGGCTGTACATCTGTGAGGATATCCAATCAACTTGTTCTTTGGTTGGAATCTTTAAACCTTCCTCAGCCAAGTCCTCTAGTAAAGAGTCTAGATTAGTTTCTAATTTCGATAAATCTATTTCTTTATACTCTCCATTCTCAGCTAAAAACTTTATAGGGCTCGGGTTTTCTACGATAGGGTTAGCTATCTTAGATTCTACCATAGAAGGTTCGAATATATAAGGAGTGCTGTTAAAAGGTTTTCCAGAACCTATCTTCAACCCAATTTTAAAAGGATTAGATTTGGTGCCTTCTACCACGACAATAGCCCATACTTGGTAAGGTATAGCTTTATTGCTGATTTCCCATTCGTGTAGTGTAGCTGTTACGCCTTTAAATCTCTCTATCATTATCCGTTAGGTAAATCGTTTAACGTAATTTCTCCGTCTAGCACAAAGCTTATCTCACCGTCTTTTAAGTACAAGAACCCTTCTTGATTGGTAGGAAGCTCTATATAATTACCTCCTCTTTTTATAACTTGTGGCGTACTTCTAAACTGATTATTCCAGTCCCCCGGCCTAGCAGGTTTATCTACTAAGTCGTGAAGGGAAGTGAAATACTCCATTCTTCTATAGAGATCTTGTTTATCCCATGTCTGAGTATCCGAGTTAACGCTATTAAGAAAACTACGAAGTGCTGCAGATTCCATAATCATATCATCCACTTCTACGCCATGTTGCAGATGCTCCGTAATTTTTTCAGCTAGATCCCCTATTTTCAAACGGGCTCTAATAGTAAACTCTGATAACTCTATTTCAGTATACATATGGATAAATGTGTAATATCATTCTAATAGCATAATATACAAAAATACGCTATTAAATAAAAGAGATTAACCTACTCGTTCTAATGTTATATATCCACCTACATCATAAGTATTTCCTATAGAATAAGAATCTTCTTTTTCGAAGTCGATGTATATATCATCATTACTTTCTGGAATTTCAACTATAAATTCAACTTCCCTTATTTTTTCAACAGGAGGTATAACATATTCTTGGTTATCTGGAATAGGGCCACTAGAGCTTCCTAAAGACATTAGTACAGTCCTTTTACTATTTTGAACTAACTCTAAAGCTGCTGAAATAAAGTAATCTCCCCCATTACTTTGCGCACCATAGCCTCCTAAATATCCATACACCGAAGTAATTTTCCATTTACCTACTTTATCAAATTCAATTATAGATGAATGATAAGGAAGAGTATATCTCTCGGGTTCTGTAGATTCAGCTCCTTCGCCTTGGCCCTCATCGATTACTTCCTCAGAATCAAATAACTCTTTGTAGAAAGTTGGATAGTTACTATTAAAAGGGGGTTCAAAAGACTCCTCTATATGTACATTTGAATTATATAATTTTTTTATCGCCATTATTTTTTAAATCTAATATTTTTCGCCTATAACCACTAATCTCATATTCGAGCTCTTTGCTTCAAACGTATTTCCAGAAGCACCTTGATTTATGAAAACTCCAAAATGGACTTCAATAGAATGCCCTGCTGGGAGTTTTAAGAATCTTTCACCATTTTTACTTTCTCTAAGAGGTAGATATTTTAAAATATCTTCATTATCAAAAGAAGTTGTATTCTCAAATTTAGTAACTGTACTTGCATTATAAGGGCTATGGAAAGGGATGGAATTTATTAATTCCCTGTTTATTCCGTCATTGATGAAAATATACAGTTTAAAGTTTCCGACATATCCAGTCGAGCTTTCATTTAGTACTCCAAATATACCAAATAAGTTCATTTGGAATAAAACTTCTTCTTGGTCTCCTGCCTGGTACTCAAATGCTTTAGAAAGTCTTACAGCGGAAACAGAAGGATCTAAATAGGTCTTTAACCTGTCTGGATCTTCCCAATCTTCATCCTGATTGCCGTCAAACTCAAGAACCGGGCTACTAAGTACCTTGTAAATACCTTCTTTAGTTCTATATAAATTCTGATTCTTCATTACTGTTTGGTTTTATTTAGCATGTAAATCCTCCATCAAAAGAGTAATAGTTACATTCACTACTATGATCAACTTTTATTGGGTTAATTGCCTGTATCCTTGGTGTAGACCAATCCGCAGTAATGCTATCGTCATTCAAGTTTATAGGCGCTTGTGTTATATAAATATACTTAAATTCGAGTAGATTAGGAAATTTTTTACTCCAATTATCTCCAGGTATTCTCTCAGAGGGATTAAAGGTTCCTATTTCTTTCTCCATTAAACCTTTATATCTAAACTCTATAGAGTCTCCTCTCCCTCTTTCATATCTAAAAATAGTAGGGGCAGACCAATCACCTACGATAAATCCAGTATTTGTAAAATAAGCTTCCGAAACCCATACTACTTCATTAGGTCCGGCATATAAAGAAAAAGCATTTTTTACCCAGCCGTCACTATACTCATCTAACTTATTAAAAGTAGGAGTCTTTGGCGGTAGTTGGCTGGAAGTCTTCTTGTAAGCATATACAATTTTACTTCCGGGATCTCCAGTAGTTCTGTAAACTTCTGACCATTTAGACCCAGGAAATTTAACGTACTCTGATTTAGATCCGTAATCTCCATTACCGTCTCCTACAAATTCATAAGTCCTTTTAGAAGACCATATATTTCCAGACATAGGAATTTCTAATCCCCATCCTCCGGCAGGCGGTATGTTAAGATCACTATCTTTAGGCTTAACTGGCGGATTATCAGCTGACATATAAACTACCACTTCTACTAAAGAAGCTCCTTTGTCACCTTTTTCTCCTTTTATTTTAAATGGCGCTGACCAATACGATTCTCCAAATCTTCTCCATACAGTCCATATCGCATCTTTAGAATCTTTATACCAATAGGTTCCGTTAGAGCTCTTTTCAAAACTGACAGTACCTTCTTTCACCATCTGGTAGGTAATAGCACTTCCAAGTGGAGATCCTAAACTCAAATAAGGATCTGCAACTGTATTAGGAGTTGAGCCTAAAGTCTCGCTCTTTGCGTAGAGTACTTGCATACCCTGAGCTTCCTCTAAGTTGATAATCTCGATATATCCAGTAACACCTCCTGAAGAAACTGTAATTCCTGTATTTAGGTCAGTTAATCTCTTTTGGATAAAGAGCGTGTTATTGGCGTACACATTTGGATTTTCTACCCCATCAATTTCTACACTTGGTAAAGACCAAGGAGCAACTAAAGTATCTCCCTCATAGAACTTTACAGAGAAAGTAAGTTCTTTCTTTGGTCCGTCTTTAGGGTAAAAAGATTTAGCCCCGTTAGGTATAATATCAATTCTCTTGGCGCTCTTAGGTGAAGGTATGCTGTTGAGTGTCATTGATTTTACCAACTCTACTGGAGAGGAATTATCTGTAATTTCTACATCAATTACCTCAGGCATGAACTCTCCAGTACCTCCTCTGTAAATAACATACAATTTATTATCGTAGTCATTTACTCTAATGTACGGGTAGTCTTCTAAGTTAGTAGACAAACTAGAGGCCCTGAAATTTCTATAAGTCCCGGAAGGAGAAGAGTAAGAACCTGCCTCTACTATAGTATCCCCATTTATAGTAATGCCGGCAGGAGTAAAATCTGAAGATTTCTTTCCGAGATTTGTTCGCCCTTTCGCTACTGTTATTCCAGTTTTAGCAATCACATTTTGAATCCCGTCTATAGTGTGCGTAACTACCTGGTTATCGCTATCTACATTGAATATTTGAGATTCATTACTAAGTAACATAGTCCAGTTAGAAGAGCCGGCTTTAGACTTAACTAACGTGTATTTAAATAATACAGGGTCTCCATTAGTATCTACTAGATCATTGGCTCCATTCTCTACTATTTTAAATTCAACTATATCTTTATCACTATTAGAAAGATTATTTACTTTTATTCTATTGTGATTTTCTACAGTAGCTGTTACCTCTGGAGAGGATGTACTTACAATCTGTACTGAGAATTGATTAGAATTCACTCCCAGCGCTTGCGGTTCAGTTCCTTTATACACGTTAACTAAAGTAGATTCAGCTACTGTACCGATAGGATTACCGTCTTCATCAGATGGGACCAAATCATTAGGGTCATACACTACCTGAAAACCACCTTCTCCCTCTTCACCTTTTATTGCAAGGTTACCTCCTAGCAAAGTCACAATAATTCCTTCTTCTAGTAAGGAACCTAATGGACTAGTGGTTTCAGTTACTCTAATTGAATAAGGTGCAGCCGATTTAAGAGCATCGAAATCAACAGGTTGGAAATCAATATCTTCCTCTATAGCTTCGCTATTACCGTCAAAAACAAATGAACTTCCTGTCTTAGTGGCTACTACAGCATCATTCTTATCCCTTAATTCCCAATCAAAGGAAGGATTAGGTATGTTATCTGAAGCCACTGTAAATTTTTTACGGCTCACTCCATCTAATCCAGTACCATCTTCTAACAACGGAATAGCAAATTGCTCAGGCATTAATTTAATGTCTCTTGCTGCAAGACCGTCTTTAGTTTTTACAATACTGGTAGTATCATAAATCTGTATCCCTAAAGGGGTGGTAACTTGGAACTTATAGACGTTATAAGTTACGTTAGGGTCTTCAAACCCATCTGAGTTCCAAAGTACGTTTCTGTTTAGATCATTATCTTCTAAGTCTGTCCAATATGCCGGATCCTTACTGCTCTCGATAGCCTTCCAGTCAGCTGCACTTGAAGTTTCTTTCAAGTTCTCGTAATCAAGTTCTTTGTTCCAGACAAACCATTTACCGTCAGAGTAATCTACATTAGAGGCAAACGCCTTAATGTTAATAGATGTACCTCCTATAATATCTCCTTTTGTAAGTGTATTACCATCTGAAATAGATTTATAGAAGAATTGATTTCTTTCCGCAGACGTAACTACAGATCTAACAACACGATCTACTAAATCGCCTATAGTCTTTTCAGACTTATAAGGAATCCATTCTAATCCAGTTCCATCGAAATTCTCGTTTCCAGCTACATCTCTGTAGATAGTCAATTCGAATATAGCGGAGGAATTTACTTTCTCGTGATTTATTGTAATCTTCTTACCGTCTTCTGCAAAAGTAAATCCTTCCGGAAGCGGGTGTTCCTCAGATCCATCTACTAGAGTAGAGAGATCTTCATCATATTTTTTAGTGGAGGTATTAAATACTCTACCGAAGTTATTGAAAACGACTGTATCATCAGTAGCTCCAGCATTATATATCCTTCTCCAAACAAATTTGATGTTCTCGGTAGGGAATTCGAATACATTCTCCTGCTCTTTAAGTAAGTTGGCTGTTAGAGTAATCTCGTCAAACTCTCTAGTTTCTGTGTCAGGTTCGCCATTGGCTGTGTTCTCTACTTTCTTGATAAAATTATCCTTATCAGTAGTGATGGAGTCCACTAAAGGAGTTCTACCACTAAATAGAGTTAATGACCAACTACCTAGTAATTTTGTACTGTCGAATGAAAGTATATTAGTGGCTCTGTAAATTTCGTAACCTTGTGGTATAACTTCAGGAACACCATTATTCCAGTTAAGCTCTATAATGTCATCCTCAGGATTATTGTCTGCTTTTATCCCTACTGGAGTATAATTACCCTTGGTTCTAACATTATGAATCCTATCATAATAATTGATAGGAAAAGCTTTATAGTAATCCTTAACAAACTGTCCTAGCTCGGCCCCAGTCTGTCTTACCTGCCATTCTTCAGAACTAGAATCGCGATAAGCCATATAATTATGAATACCTTCTTGATAATCATCCGTCCAACCTACATCTTCATACATCTGATCAATTACATCCTGATCAGTTATCCCTTCAGTGATAATAGTTTTTCGAACTTTATTTATATCTCCTTTACCATCTACAGAGAATCGAACTAGATTTCCATCACCTATGGGAATCAAAACTGGATCTGACCACCCACTTCTAAGATTTCCGTAGATATCTTTCGTTGCAATGGTCATGTACAACTTATTGATGTTCTTTAAAACAGCTGGGTCTTCTGGATTTAATACTTCACCATGTACGTTCTCATAAGCGTCTTTCTCTTGTTGATAAAGATCAGCCCACGCTCTTGCTTTAGGTTGACGATCGTAAAAGCTAAATATTCTTCCATACTGCTCAAAGGAAGCATATTTATTGGCCTCCCCTCTAAAGAAAGATAGAATGGAGATTTCTGCATCTTCCTGTTGAGGTTTCTCAAAGGCTCTTATAAATCTATTTTCCTGAACATATAATTCGCTGTTGGCGTTAATAGGGATAGGTTTACTCCAAACTCCTCCTCCACCTTCTTTAATTCTTTTCCAAGCATGTTTAGGTCGTTGTACATCTTCCCAAGAGCTACTGGTAAAATCACGCTCTTCATCCCATTCTTCTCCTTCTGGAAATGTATAACGGTCAAAGTTTTCCGTCTCGTTAGGATTTTCAAAGAAAGGGGGAACACCGCCATTGAAATCTGGGGCGTATTCGATTGTAGTTTGGTTAGGAAGTTCAGCTTTAGATTCACTCTGTAAGTACCAATAATTTCTAAAAGATCCTGGGACTCCAGCATCTACATTTTTTAATGGCCATGGTATTGTTTCAATATCTACCCAATTCAATGAGTAAGTTCTAATTACCCCATCGTCAAAACGAACAGATGCCGTCATAGTACGTTGCATTCTTTCAGGTCTGAAGAACACGAAATCATATACGGAATCGAATACGTGGTGACCTCCTTTTACCTCATCCATTGAGATTAAATGAGATTTTAATTTAGAGTGCCTGAGATTTAAGGGCTGATTCCAAGGAATACCTGTCCTGACATCATTCTCAGCAACAATATGGCTATAAGGCTGACTAGAGCCAGAGGATTGCTTCAACACAAAGTTAAACATATCTATCTGGAAAGGTACTTCCCTCACATAGATTTTTTTATTAGCAGGATCTCTTTCTGTTACATACCCGTCAAATTTCTTCTCAGCGCTATCAGTAATTTCTACAAATATTTCTTCTCCGGGAGCATCATTACTATATGATATCTCGACTATTTCTTTACCGTCTGAAGAACGAACGTTATCTCTTTCAATGTTTAATATCTGAATCATGCTTATTTAATTTCGAAGTCTGCAGGGCCTGGTTCGAATAGAGCCCTAGAAGTAAAAATGTTATATGTTTTTCTGTAAGAAGGATCTCCTTGATAACTCCCTATGTTGGCTGTTACTTTATCCATTAGAATTTCTCCTCCATTCTGGAATACTTTTACATTCCCAGTGGTAACTATGGTAAGGTATTCTTTAATGAAGCCCCTGGCCGCAGAACCCGTATATACAGATATCTTGGAAGGTACTCCAGACAAACCGCTTTGAAATTTATCTTCATTGAAGAAATCTTCTGAAGGATCTTTTAGAGCGGACATTCCCCAGAAGGATCTGGTTTTTCTAGTAATTCTAGAAATCAACGAACCAGTTTGTTCTGTTGTATCTGAGAAACTACCTCCATCCGCCATAATAGTATCATCCGGGCCAATCACATTGTCGTTAGATCCGCTAGCGTTTAAAGTATCCCCGTTTTGTAAATAGTCAAGCTCTTCTTTAGTTAGATTTATTGCAGGTAATAACTCAGGCTGCCGTACAAACTCCAAAGGATAGGTTTTCCGTGTTACGGATAACTCAATAGTTTTCTCTCCCCTAGCAAATGTCTGTCCATACTCTGCAGTAAATTGTGTGATGTTTCCTGTAGGAGGCAAACTTTTCTCGTACGCAATATGAACATTTGTGAGTGTATCGGATAGCTCTACAGCATCTACCCTCATATTCTTACCCGCTGAGAAAGTATATTCGTTTGATATACCTCCCTGAGATTTTAAGTAGCGAGCAATAAATTCAATGAACTTTTTCTTGGAATATATGGAAGCATCTAATCCTTCAAATTCCTTTAACTCGTCTACTTTAACAATTTTCATATGGATCGCTGTTTTCTAGATCTTCTATAATTTGTTGTGCTCTGTGCTTATACCCATCATTGAATTTCACATGAGCTCCTGATAACTGTCCCTCGCAGTATAAGACAGCACTCCTAGCCTTCTTATAGTTTTTACTGCAATTACCCTCAGTAAGACCTAAGTCCGCCATATCCCCTACTAAATCGTGTAGTTTCCTTTCTGATCTAGGGGAAACAAAAAATTGCAATTCTAGGGATTCTACATCAGTTCGATCTAGAAGATCTGCTAGTTCTAGCTCTTCAGTAGTTGCTGCGTCTACATACAACTTAGATCTTTTATCAAAATACACTCCTTCTGTTGGAAGTGCATCTCCTTCATCAATATTGATAGCAGGCAATAGAAATGCGTATACAGTATACCAGCCGTCTTTTGATATTTCTATCTTATGGTTGTAGGCTACTTCTGTTTCATAATCATTCAATACTCTAGTACCTGCAACTGGCTCAGGCAGACTCTCTTCTCTTTCTATAGGAGTAAGTACCTCAGATAGTTCTATGTCCTTGTCATGGTATAGATTCAGGTAAGGAAGAAAAGCTAGTACTACCTCACTTACTTTTGGGTAAGGATTCCCTAAAGCATCTGTATAGATAGGGTAGGTCCCTCCTTCTCCATCGCTCTGGCCGGCATCTGCCCGGTTGAATCCTCTTACTCCATTCTCTGTAGAGAATCCAATACTGTCTTGAACAATAAAGAATTTACCGAACTCGTCTATTCCTTGAATGTCAAAATGATCTTTTCTTAGTTTTATATTCATTTTTTATGCGATATCATTACGTACTTCGCGAGAGCCTCCACTTTCTAAGTGTAATTGGTCTCGCTCCAATTGAACAGTTTCTTTTTTAAGTTTTAATAGCTCATCATTGTATTTGTCGCTATCGTCCGCCTTCTCCTCTTCTATAGATAGTTTCTTTTCGTTAGCTTCCCTTTTCAATCGAAGATCCTCCCGCTTGATCTCTAGCTCTTCAGATTTATATTGACGATCTGTATTCTTTAATTTTTCGTTGTCTTTACTCAAGTCATCCACCTGCTTTTGAAGTTCTTGAATCATCTGGTGAGAATTATTTCCTTCTATTTTTTCAATGTGAGTAAATACTTGAGTTAAGGAATCACTTGCAATAATCTTCATGAGTAGTAGAGGAGGAACTGAACCTGTATTGGCTAAAGCATTGGCCGCTGCTTTTGCTTCAGCTAATTTCTGGTAATCGTTAGCAGAAGATACTACATGGATATTGTAATTCGTCTTTGAGAAATGGGCAGGGTCTAGTGTAAAGGATTCAAACCCAGTGTCAGCTAAGAACGATCCTGTAAAGTTACTCTCTCTGGCAGACAACGATATTTGAGCTGTGCCTAAAAGATCTGTTAACATTTGTTTAGAAACAATGTCATGCTGATCGTACATATTCTTCATTACAATCGAGGCTTGAGCAATTCCGGTCTTTACGTTAGTTACCGCATCTCTTTGCTCAATAATCCCCATCATCTGCGGAGTAACTCCAGTTATCTTGGTAGCCTCCTCATCTAATTGATAGATAATTTTAGTAATAGCATCTAAGAGAGTTCCTTCAACTCCTGCCCTAAAATCAGAAGATACTCCTCGGTTCCCTGCTGTGCCTTCATCTTGAGAGGAAGCGTATACCTCTACCCCTAATTTTCTTAAAGCTATTGATTTCATTAACCGCTGCATCATGTCATCTCCCAAGAATTTAGGAAGTGCTGAAGCGTCCATCCTGGAACCGTTTACACCTGAGTTAGCTACCAAGTTATCTCTATGGTAGTACATGATGTCGGTCATATCTTGAATGTCCTTACATTTCCAAGTAATAGAATAAGGTTCTCCAGAGTTACGTCCTTCATAGTCCATTCCGTTGAAGGATAAGTAAGCCTTTCTAGGGTTCTTCTTATCACGCATCACAAAATCGCTTTTACCCATATCTAGGTAAATGTCTGGACCTATTCTTATAGACTGATATCTATCTTGTCTGTGCGCCTTAGGATTTATTGTACCAGGCCCATCTACGGTGACCATGGCCTCTTGCTCTTCTTCAGAGAGTTCTATTTCGTTATTAGCAATCCACTCTACCTCATATACTCGAACATATCGAGTATTATTGATCATATCAATATCCGGATCTCTCTTCCCTCCTCTTCTTCGGGCATCATAATAAGTTTCTAATTCTTGAACTGTCTTAACATCTAATAAATGCTTGGCAGTAGAATTAGATAGGATCTCATCTTTTTGATCCTTGCTCATCAAATGACCGTACTTATGCAGAACCTCTTCAATTGACAGGTATCTCACATAAACACCTCTAGAGGAGGCCTTATACATCTTCTGATCTCGCCTTCTTTCCGTATAGTAATTCTCAGGTATTAATACCTCAGGATAGGGAATTTGACCGTACTCGTTGCACACTACTCTGTAGGCACATTTACCGACTACGGAAAGATCTTCCATTAAAGTTTTTCTTAAATCCTTAAGGTTTATATCAGTATCATCCCGATAATATTTAAGAAAGTTATTGGCATTCTGTTCGTAAACACTTTTCCAGTTAGAGGCGACATTTTCTTTGTGTTTTTCAACCAGGGCTTCTACTTGCTCTACGGCTGACGGATTTCCTATTGCCGCCTCTAATTGGGAATATACTCTTTTTAGTACTTCTGCAGACTTCATGATATCCGCAGTTTGTATGGATTCTCTATCTCCTATGGATATCTTCCAGTCTAACTCTGCTGAAGATAGAATACCTATTAAGGCATCTATTCGGTTCTTAATAACGGGAGTAAATTTAATATCTCCAGAATTTCCAATACCATAATTGTCAGTAATGTAAGCAAACTCTTCAGGATCTCTTAATCCTTCCCTCATCGCTCTCATTTTTAGCATCTCCTTTCGATTATGGGTCTGCTCGTGTACTAAGTGCTCAATAACAGCATCAGTCATACCCATTAGATATTCTGGTTTACTTTTATCGGCTTCACTTACTTTGTGATCGCTTAGCTCTACGTTATGATAATGCCTTTGGGAAAAATCCATATAATATTGACGTTACTGACTCAAGTAATAATATACGAAATTTTTGTGAAAATGGACACTAATACATTAACAAATAAGCGGAACAAAGAAATATCATATTAAATTGGTTTGTTTTTAAATTTAATTATACATTTGTCATGATCACGTAGAAGCACTAATTGTATAATGCCGCACCCCGTTAATAAAAAGATAAGAAATCTGCTGACTGAGCATGATTACTCGCAAAGAGCTATAGCTGAAAAATTATCAATATCACAAGGCGCAGTCAACCAAAGATTAAATAGTAAAATCTCATTTAATGTCGATGATATTGTAATTATAGCTAGAACATTAAAAATCTCTATAGAAGATATTTTAGAAGATGTTTTAGAGTATTCTCCGGAAGATCATCATAAAAATATGACTAGAGCTGATTTCTTTAAATTCAGGGATGGGAATTTCCAAAGATTGACTGAAATAACGTTAGAATTAAAACAAATGAACCGAAATTTAATTGATGTAATTAAATCTAATTCATGATAGGTTAATGTTGAAGTTGTAGAAGGTGGGCTTTTGAGTTCCACCTTTTTTTTAGTTATAGATGTTAACAAAGTTATGATAGCTAAAAAAGTTATTGAAGATATCATTTAAAACATTTCTCAAAAAGATATACTAGATAAGATTTAAAAAATAAATACTATAGCAATAATTTATAGAAAATAAATGTTTGATAGTCTATATATGTAATCTTTTTTATCTTAATTATATATGATATATGAATTTTATAAGAAAGTTATGTTTAAAAGTAAATAAAGTTTTGAAAGAATAAATCTTTTTTCTTTACTTCACATCATAAATTAAATTATTAAGTTAAATGCCAGCTAAAGTTATCAGTTTCATGAACTCTAAAGGAGGGGTCGGTAAAACCACCTCTGCAGTACACATTGCAGGGGGATTCGCTCACAGAGGTAATAAAGTACTTTTAATAGATGGAGACTACCAAGGATCCGCAACTACTCACTACATGGGGGACGAAATCAAGCATAAACGAGAGTTTTATCATGGATTCTTTGTAGATGGCTTAGATGTCGAAGATACTATTGTTAGGAGAGTAGCTCACAATCTGGACCTTATTCCACAGTCTCCAGAGAAGTTCAGGAACACCATAGAGTCTTTTATCGGGAACTGGATGGAGGATCCTGATGATCCTGAGGTAACTAAATATGATCTAGTGCTAATCAAATTGGTTCCATTTTTAGATGAGTATGATTACATAATATTTGATGGCCCGCCTGCGGGAAACCATCTTTCTTATAATATTTTAAGAGCAACTGACCTTGTGATTGCCCCACTTCCGCCAGAGTATTATGATTTCAACGCTAGTAAATCGGTGGTAAAGATGTACCGGCAAGTACTCAAGACCAATAAGGAACTTGTCTGGGGAGGTTGGTTAGTGACCAAGTATAATTTAAATACTCGAAATAATTTTATGAAGAAACACTTCAATAAAATCGATATGCTTTCGGATGCTGCTGGTCTGAGGATGTTTAACACAGTTATTCGTAGTAGTTTGTTGTTAGCTGAATCCGGGGAACAAAAGAAAGAGCATATTTTCGATTACAGTCCTAAGTCTCCCGGGGCAGAGGATTACGGAAAGTTATGTGAAGAAATAGAAACCTTATTGTAATATGCCTACTCTACCTAATTCCAAGAAGATAAAAACGCCTGAAGAACAGGCAAAAGAAAAAGAAGAAGAGAAAAGAAAACTCAAAGAGCAATTTGGAGGAGATCTAGAAGATGAGGAAGATCAAGCAATCAAACCCCCAAAGAAGTCAACTACGCCATCAACCTCTACAAAAACTACTTCTCCTAAACCTAAAAAGGATGTAAAGAAAACAGAAAAGGAAAAGCACATGGAGGATTTGAAGAAGAATTGGAAGGAGTATCTTCGAGACACGGATAGGGAAGGGAATCACCGTATGTCAGTGGGGACCCGTCTTCCTAAAAAATACACATTGCTTTTAGAAGAGTTGCTTCACGTAACTAAGAGCAGAAATGTGTATGGAGTTTATATGACGTTGTTTGAGGAATACTTGGAAAGATTATCAGAAGATAAAAGATTAGAGATATTAGAAGAAATAAAATTATAATTTATATGAGAGATTTTGTACACATGAACAGCCAAATGGAAGCTGCTTACGGGAAGTTTTTGAAATTATCTAGTCCTTCTATTGTAACGATAGAACCCCAATTAAAGGAACTCATCAAGAGTGTTAATGAAAATACTCAATTCAGAGTCCCTTTAATTTCATAGGTTAATGGTTAACAGGAGGAGTTATCTGATCTTACATAGAATTGAGAACTTCTGAATAGATCGGTAATCTTCTCCGTCCTCACCCCCTTTAAATTCCATCGCGTATCCGGCATGGCTTTCCCATCTGATCTTATCTCCAACTTTATACTCTTTAGTTAGGTTGTCGGATAAAGCTATAATCTCGCCTCCTAAAGTATCGGTTTCAAATATATCTCCCGAGTTACCTGGTGCAATAACCCCGCCTTTTGTTTTACTGGCCTGTGAGGTAACTTTAACTAAAAGCCTATCTTCATGAGGATTAAATTCTTCCGGATTGTCTGAATCTTCTCCTAAGAGTAGGTCATGAGGGATCACTTTTATCAAATCTTCCCCTTCAGTTGGTATTGCAGTACCAGCAAATTTATCTACTCGATATACTTTTGCTACTTGTACATCTTTAGGACAACCTTTACCTACTTCCAATACTTCTACATTGTAGAAATCTGCTTCTTTAAAAACTTTGTCTCGCTGACTCGTCAAAATAATACCACTCTCGGTAACAAATTCTTTAGGAATTTTGATTTTGACTTTTACCTGGCCTTCTAAAGGCTGTATGTTTTCTACTTTTTCTTTAAGATCTATCATTGTTAAGTTTTTTGTTTATATTCTTGTAATAGCGGTACTTCATTTGATACCGTCTAAAAATGTTACTGTGATTGTAAACCCATGCGTCAGGGTAGGGGACTCTAAACTTGAACTCATCGTTTCTTAGTAAATGGTAGAATACAATGTAGAGCTCTAATCTATTATCTTGTTTATAAACATCGTAATGGCTCCATAGCATAAAGCTTAGAAAATCCAGTATTGGCTGAATTAAATAGTCGTATAATCTTTTCATTTGTCGTGGACATTAATATGATAACACACAAATATAACAATATAAATTATCTAGTCCAATTCAAACCTTAGATTGTTTTGACGAGCTTCTACAATCTCATCTGCAGATGTGAAGTTTACACCATCACTTTCAGGAGAGCCGTCAGCATAAAGATCGTCTGGAGGTTCCATCTCCAGACCTTTATAAACATCCGTGAAGTTTTGACTTCCCTTGTCAGGTAGGGGACCAAATCTTTTATACCCCTTATCGTCTACGTAGAAACCGAAAGGCTTCATACTTTTATTAACTACTTCTTCTGATTTAGGAAGTAACCCTATAGCATCTATATCTTCATCTAGAAGTTCGCACATTCCCATGGCCGCAACCCTATCAAACTTAGTTTTCCTTTCGTCTGAGTAGTTTAATAATTCGTCTAGCATTTCAAGTCCCATGATAGTGTCACAGAAATCCATAATGTACTGTTTAATCCTATTCACATAATGATGGATCACCTTCTCATTAATCGGAGTACCGTATGCGTTAGAGGTTCTATTAGTCGAAACATCGTTAGAGATAATACTTGGCTGATGTACTATGAACTTATTAAGTACCTTCTGCTGACGATAATAAGAAATGATCTCTTTCTTAGTTCTCTCAACGTTCCACTTCAAGTTATAGTAAACAGCCATTTTAAGGCTAATTTCGTAAGCTATACGCTCATCAGTAGGTCTGTCTACATATTCCGCCACATACATGTCGTGCGTGTCTTCTGCATTAAGGAACCGCTTCTTAACGACAGCTGCAAACTTAGATCCTCCTTCACCTACTAGGGAATTATCGGTTCCTTGATCAATACTATCAATCCCTCCTATGTAAAGGTTTTTGTATACTTTCCCTGCCTTATCTTCTCTAGGTCTTTCGAATATTAAAATTCTACCTTCGTTACTAGGAACAAATTCAACTCCAGTTATTTTATTAGTCTTCCCTTTCCGGATCCATTCTAATTCACCTCTCTCAGGTTTTAAGACATGGGATTTATGTAATACTCTAAGTCGCTGATTACTGATTTTAATTCTATCGAATATATTTGTTCCGGCTTGCATGAAAGCATCCTCCGGAATAAAACAATACTCTGCTTTCTCTTGAATGAGTTCATTAACCGCCCCGGCTTCTTCCAGTTTTTTCCTACTGGACATGAAATGATTATAGGCTTTCTCAATATCGGTAATTCCTTGACCGTTCATGAATTTCTGGGAAACCTCATAAGCAGCAAAGAAGAATCCTTGACGGTCCCATTCTTTTCGCTCGTTGTAATTAGATTCCAAAGATAGGAAGGAATAGGCATCCGGGTTAAGGAACATATCTCTTAGGCCTTCTAGCGCTTCCCCATTGGCACTTTGATCACCACCTGTACCGAAGCATATCATGTAACCGAATCGCTCGCCACCAATAGAAATCAAGGCGCGACTAGTTATAATAGATTTCTTGAGATTCTTAAAGGATCCAGCTTCCTCAAATACCAATAAGTTGGTACGGATACCTCTTAACTTATCAGGGGAATCGATAACCTTACCGATTAACTCTGACATCCAGCCTTTTTCGTTACCCTCTTTATCTAGCTTGGAAGCCCTATAATGTAATGGAGAGTTTTTCTTTTGACGTAATCTCTTGAAACCTCGCTGGGTATTCTCATTGATCCAGTTAAGCTGCCTACCCACTTTTGTCATAATACCATCAGAGGTTAGGTAACCTTGCTGAGCTGCGGTATATAAAGTAGTGGACGCTTCAGTAGAGTTATATCTATTAGCGCCTTGAGAAGCAGTAT